TTTTATATTTTCGAAATCAGCTTTAGAAAATATTTCTAAATCATCTTCTTCAGGTTCTGCTTCTTCCATATCTTCATCATCAACAAATTCATCATCTTCCGAAAATTCATCATCTTCAGCAAATTCATCAAATCCATCATCTTCTGGTTCTTCCAATTCATCATCTGCATCAATTTCAATTTCGGACTGAACTAATTCTCCTTCTGGTTCTACATCAGGACCCATAGGAGGCATCATCATGTCATCTTTAGGTAATGATAGTGGTTCATCTGAAACCTTAGGTCCACCTATAAGTTCATCTTCAGCAGGAACTAGAGGTAATTCAGCAGGAGCCTCTTCCTCTTCATATTTCATATATTTAGCAACCGTTGAGATGTAATCCTCTGCTATAGAAATTTTGCTCTGAACCCAAGCATCTATCTGCTCGCAACTATCTAATCCTTGTAAAATTTCACCAGCTTCATCAATAATACTCTTAAGCTGAATCTTTACCATTGAAGCCTCATCGGAACACTCTTTATGATGATCCTCTTTTAGTAGTCGAGGCATTAAAATAGATTCTTTCATATTTTTAGTTTTATTTATATATTCATTATCAAAATGGAGGTCTTCCCTAATATCTCCAAATTCTCGGGCTTCCTTAATACTAGATAATAAATCTAGCAAAACATCTGAATCTGATGGGCTCTGTTCCATGCCAAGAAATATATTCGTTAAGGATTCTAATTCTGACACAGTAAGACCAAACTGATGAGCATACTCTCGAATTCTCTCCCCTGGATTTTCTCTAGAGGTAAGAACATTTTGAGAAGCCCATTGAACCAAAGTATCCTTATTAGGTCCTCGGGTCATAAGATCTTTTACCGCGCCTTCTCTTAAAAATGCCATAATTAATAGTTCTCCAAATTATATATTTTAGTCTCGAGTCTATCAATCATGCCTTCTCTTTCTTTGAGAACATTTTCGATAGCTCTTATTCTCTTTTCAATTTTTTCTACCTGATCCTGGTCCGCCCCTGCTGGATGATAATAATTATAATTATGCATTAGATCTTCAAATTCTCTCCTCCCGAAATCCTCTCGAGGATTAAGAGCATCTATAGCCTTGATTTTTTCTTCGTCTTCCATTCCAGAATTAAGAATATCTAAAGCATTGAATCCATATCTGTTCTGAACATCTGCATAAAACTCTTCAAGTTCTCCTGAGTCAAACGGGGTTTCTGCCAGATCCTCTAGATCCCTCTCTAATGATTCTTTTTCATCCTCTAATGAATAGATCTCGTCTCTAATTTTCTCTAATTTATCACGAAATCTATTTACAATTTCTTCTTCATCGGGATTTAGTCCGGATCTCTGTTTTCTAGGATTCTCAGAAGGCCCTCTTTTTATTCCAGGTTTAACCCGGAATCTATCTGTAGGACTTCCTTTAAAATTGAATCGAACCTCTTCGAAAACGGTTTTAGCCTTCATAATTATAAGCTTCTTAGAGCCTGAATAAATTTTTGTATTGATGCTTCAAATGGATTATTCTGTTTAAATCCTACTCCTCTCTGAGTTAGATAAGGATGTTGTTTAAGGGCTGCATCAAAAGCCTTAGCAACAAAAACCGGATTTTCGGGAATTGCTTCAATTAGGGTATCTACATATTCAGAAAAAGAAGCTGGATTAAATTTAAATCCTGGTGGTGGAATTAGGTCCTGAATATCTTCATCAGAAAGATCCGAAACATTCATATCACCTCCGTTATCAGCAGGTTCAGCATATAATTCAAATCCTGTATCTGAAGAAACCCATTCTTTTACTTCTTCGATATTCTCGGCAACAAATTTTCTCATAATAAAGAGTCATTTTCTTTATTTATCCATAAAAAAAGTGAAGTTATTATAACTTCACCTTAAAGAGTTTGTATGGGAATCTTTTGTCCTTATAAATCTTTCTTCTCTCGTCCGCGTGTCTGAGGAGATAATTCTTTTTCTGCCATTGATGAGTTCCATATTGAAAATTATCGGAAAAATCAAAAACTGTTATTTTATCCTTTCCATCCATGAGTCTCATACCTCGCCCCAGCATCTGACGAACAATTATTTCAGACTTGGAACTCTCTACGATATAGAGGTTATGAAGATTAAGAATATCAATACCCTCCGAAAAGACTCCAATAGAAGCTACAAGAACTACATCAGATTCCTCTTCCATCTTATGCTTATAAAACTCACGTCTTTCGGCTTCTGTATTTCCGTCAATATAATAGACATTTTTAGTCGTATTCTCTCTCAGCCAGTCATAAATATTTCTGCCATAAGAATTTTTAATATCTGAAAAAAGAACAAGAGCATTTTTCTTTGCCCTAGAAATTATATCACAAACATAAAGGAGTCTTTTTCTATCCTCCCTTGCAATTTGTTTTTCCAGATTCAATAATTTGCTTCCGTCCTTCTCATCAGCTTTTTGCATTCGAAGATCATAGAGATTCTTCTTAACCTCATCTGAAATATAGTCCATTTCAATTCCAACAACATGAACCGGAGTAGCATTGCCGTCTTCAATAAGCTGATGGGAATGTAGCTGATAGACCATTGGTCCCAGATATGCCTGAATAGTAAAGGAATCACAAGATCCCTCTTTAGGTAAAGATCCTGTGAGACCAATTTTCCATTTAGCATTATAGCATTTAATGAGAATGGTTTTAATCGAATTAGCTTTTGCATGGTGGGTCTCATCCACTATTACTGCATCGAATTTCCCAAAATACTCTAAACTCTTTTTTGCTAACGACTGATAAGTTCCAAAAACTATATGAGCCTCATCTTCACCTCTTCGATCTGATCCCCCGTAAATTGCTATGGATTCCCATGGAACATTTTTTATCTTTGCTTTAGCCTCATATTCCTTAAATTTATCTTCGGTCTGCTCTACGAGGCCTATATTAGGAACGATATACAGCATTCTTTTAAGCCCCTTCCTATCCAAAAGATATCTAAACATCATATAAGCAATGAGGGTTTTTCCTCCAGAAGTGGATATTTCTTCCGTACAGTTCATGTATTTAAGAGCTCTTTGAACTGCCTCAATCTGGTATTGTCTAGGATTTATAGTGGAATGCTCAAAATGATCAACAACCCAAGAATCAAAATCTTCTTCAGAGAAATTAGGATCCTGCAAAGCATCTCCTGTATCTAGAACCAGAGGAAAATTATATTTTTTAGATAACTTCTGAACTTCTCCCCATAGTCCGATAGGAATTCTATTATACCTATCGATAAATTTTATCTCTCCATCCCAATGGGGAAGTTTTTTACGAATTATAAACCAATTATCTGGTTTTTTAGTCATCGAAGCTTCTAGCTGCTCCAATTCAAGTTGAGTCGAATCAACCAATTTTAGGAATTTCCCATCTTCTGTAATTTGAAATTTCATATTTTTCTCCTGAATAATCGCCAAGTTTCTTTATTAGACTCGGATATCTTTATTTTTGTTTCTTCGGATCTAGATTTTCCCCAATTAGGATTTTTTTCTCTCATTTTCGATTTTCTTATATTTTCACAGTGATCATCAGAAAAAATTATTCCCATTCTCGCTCTGCTCATCTTCATTCTCCCCTCTTTACTTTTTTTCTTTCCCTTTAGGATATTGCTTATCTCTTTTTTCAGATCTTCAGATAATTTTTTCCCCCTTAATGCCTCACTTATTTTTCTTTTATGCTCTTCCGAAAATTCTCTTCTATAACCAAAAGTTCCGTCTCCCCCCTTTGTCATATTATATCCAAATTCCCGATCTTGTGTATTATCTTTAGCTATCCAATATTTTTCTCTTTCATCTAGTTTATATTTAAGACTCTTTCTATCATAAGCTTCTATGGATTCAATAATGATCCATTTAAAATTATCTACCCCATACTTCCTTAAAGCATCTGTAAATACCCAGTGGTTTGTATTTCTCGAATGCTCTCTTTTTCTTGCAGCTAAAGTTCTAACTGTTTTCCCATAATATTTTTTCTCGGAAGGAGAAATAGCGCAATATATTATTCCGTTAAATATCTTCATTTGTTAAAATTCCAAATTTTCTTACATAACTTATCAAGCCTTTCATAATCCAGATTTCCGCTCTTCTTGAAATTTTAACCCCTTCGTCCCTAGCTATTTGAAACCCAATAATTGAAGCAAAAAGCTCTGATTTCAGGATATTCCAGTTATTGCTTTCCGGTAAAATTGCAAAATGTCCCAATTCATGAAAAAAAGCAGCAAGCTTTTTATCCGAATTCCTAAATTTACCAAAAGTAATGCTTTTCAAGCAAGGTATTTCT